CAGAACTAGTGTACAATCTATACTTCAATAAAGGAAACAATATGAAACCGATCGGCTTGTTTTACACTCCCACTTCTATGGAAGAAATGCAGGACATTTTGGAAAGTCTTCCTGCTAGCCAACGCGCGTTGGTATATCCATACGTCATGCAAATGTACAATCTTCTGGTCTCTAAACTTGCGAAGCCAGAGCCTGTTGAAGCCTAATACAAAGGTATACAGTTAAAGTGTGTCAAAAATGATACACTTTCAAAACAATTTTTGACAAACATCAAAAACTAGTGTATAATAGATATATATCAATCAAAAGGAATAGATTATGAAAAGCTCGTTTGGTTCTTCTAAAAATGAACAGATCATTGCAGCTGTTGGTCGTAAACTTATGGACATCAGCGAAAAAATGCCGATGAAAGGTTTGCGAGATGACGAAATCGCTCGCTCAAACCGAATGAGTACTTTTGGCGATGCTCTTACTCGTTTTGGTACCGTGTTCGGCCCTAAAACTCTGGAAGATGTTCTTCGCGTTTCTAATGTTTCTAAGAAAGAAGCAGAAGAATTCATGCAACTTGGCTACACACAGTAAAGGTATTATCACATGTCTATGATGTCTGAACTGATTATTGAAGTACAAGAACTAGTAGCGGAAGGAGTTCCGATACTAGCGATTGCTACTGCTCTAAACGTGCCTGTTGACCTAGTCACAGAGATTAAAGAAGTCATGGAATCTGCCGAAGAAGAACTTAATTAATTGGTATTAAAATGTCTATTACTGCACTTACCTATTTTGACGAATCGTACGAGTACATGGGATATGTGCTTGTGAATGAAATCTACCCAGATGACGAAGGATTCAATAAGAATCAGTGGCTCTGGGGTAAGCTAGAAGGCTCTGGAGTCACTGGATTGACTGAAGTGATGGGTCTACCAAGCAGAAGCTATTCAAGCCAACCAGAGGCCTATAAAGTTTTTGTAAATCTAATAAATGAGACTGTTTTGTGTCAAAAATGATACACTTTTTAAAAAGTGTTGACATTTGCTTTGAAATGATGTATAATTAATCATACAACGAAACAAAGAGACCTTTAAAATGAAACGAATATCTACCTCATATATCGCCACCGTTAAAATGATTAACGGTCAAGTTGCTCCAGAAGATCAAGAAACTCTTGCGAGTATTAAAAATATCGTTAAAATTTGTAACGCTAAATGCGGCACAAATTCTTATGTTAAATTGCAAGGCCGTTTGGGCGAAGACAATCCTAACGCTTGGAAATACCGCCGAGGTTCTTGGAAAAACGGTGGATACAGCAATTGCCAGTCTGTTCGTCTTCCTGACGCACAACATGCTGATGTCTACGTTTACGATCGTTAAAAGGAAAACTTAAAATGGCTAAAACTGCTGAAATGGATATTGACGCTCTTCGTTCGCTTGACAAACTTCCTTTGGAAGATGCAAAGGAACTTGCAGTATCACTGATTGATGTCACAAAAACAAAGAAAGCTGTTCTTGCAAGATTGCAATGTGACATTTCAAAAGCCTGGAGCCCTGCTGAGGTTTCGCGCATTATGTGGCAAGTGTATATGTCTGGTACTGGTCTTGGTACGATTGGTTCTACTTGGAAAAAACACTTCAGAGAACTTTGATATGGATGAGCTAGATACGATAGAATCGCTTAAGGCTAAAGCTGCTGCTATTAGACAACACAACTCTTATTGGGAAGGTTGTAATGATGGTAGTTATGAAATGGCTTTACACAATGCAGGATACAATAGAATTCTTGCAAAGATTAAAGAGTTAGAAAGCGAACTGAATATTGTGCGTGGGTATAATTGAGTATAATTCAATATAATTGAGTATAATTAGGTATAATTAATGATCAAGTTGCCGCGGCCAATCATATATTCTATGACTGACGAAGAAATAGAATCTCTTAAAATACAAGCGCAAGAAATTAGTAATTGCCCAGTAAGAAGCAGAGGCCGTTCTTTTGAGCGGTGTTTTGCTGCTTCTAAGGCTGGCTCTATTCTAGAATTTGCATTGTGTCATCAAGGCGCAACAAAAAATCCTAAGAAGTTTAACGTAATGGATCCAGATTCATATGCATGGGACGTATTGTGGGATGAGCATAAAGCTGAAATCAAGCGCAAAAAGTTCTTATCAGACGATAGAACTAAATGGTATTCTTACACTGATCCTAACCATGTCAAAACTTTCTTAAAGAATATTGATTTGGTAGACTACTTTATTGTAGGTGACTATAAAATCTTAGGTGAAAATCTTTATGAAGTTCACTGGATGTTTATTACAAAAGTTGGTAAGAATTTTAAAAATTATATGCAAGAATCTGTTTACAATAAAGGACAAATGTATTATAATCATACTAGAGATAAGAATTATATAAGTCTATTAGGAGCCACTAATGAAATTTGATACAGGTAAACCACCAATTAATCTTGTGCCATCTTCAGCCATCATCGCGTGTGCTGAAGTTTTTGCTTTTGGCGCAAAGAAATATGGCGAAAACAACTGGCGCCGCGATCTTAACAAGTTCCCAGTGTCACGACATTACGCATCTATTCAGCGTCATCTTCTTGCTTGGAATGACGGTGAAGACATTGATCCTGAAAGCGGTTTGCCACACTTGCACCATGCAATGACCCAGCTAATGATTCTAACAGTGTGTCAAGCAGAAGCTACTGCACCCGTTGATGACCGTTTTAGAAAAGATCTAATAGATGAAAATTAAACTAGAGTTAGAACTAGATACTGATAACAGTAAAGACCAAGCTTTTTTGCTAAAGCTAATTGATATGCTTGAAGAATACAAAGGCGAAGAATATGATAATGAATGTGAATAATATCCGCAAATATTTTATTGATGAACTTGCAGCAGAACGCTTTACTGTTGATCGTTCAGGTGCTAAAACAATTGAGATTATAGGTGCTTCATTTATTGCAGATGAACCTGCAATTTTTGGTGAAGTAAATCAAGCTTATGTTGATGCCGAATTAAAATGGTACAAAAGTCAGTCAACTAATATTAATACGCTAGGTGAAATCTATGGTATGTCACCTGCTGCTTGGAAATATTCTGCAAATCAATACGGCGAAATCAATTCTAATTACGGTACTATCGTTTATTCAGATAAGTACTCTAATCAATTTGAGAATGCTCTAGCAGAGTTGCTTTGCAACCCAGACTCTCGGCGTGCTCAAATGATTTATAATCGCCCTTCAATCTGGGTTGAGTATAATGAAAATGGTAAGAACGACTTCATTTGTACTAATGCGCAAACCGTGTATATTCGCGATAACAAGCTGCATATGGTATCTCAAATGCGTTCTAACGATGCAGTATTTGGTTACAAAAATGATTATGCTTGGGCACGATATCTAATGCAAGAAATGGTCCAACGTTATAATGAAGAAAATACACACGTTGCTGAGACATTTGGTAACGATGTTCTTTTGACATGTGGCGATTTGCACTGGCAAGTTATGAATTTGCATGTGTACGAACGACACTTTAACTTAGTAAAATAATTATGAATATTTTTATTGATTGCGAATTTAACGGCTTTGGTGGTGATCTTATCTCTATGGCTCTAGTTGCTGATGATGGCCAAGAGTTTTATGAGGTCTTAAATCTTAGCAAAGATTGGGCATACGAAAATTGGGTAGCGGTTAATGTAGTGCCATTTTTAAATAAAGACCCAGTTAGCAAAGATATTTTTCAAGCTAAATTGTGGAAATTTATTAACCAATATAAAGAAGTTCATCTCGTTGCTGATTGGCCTGATGATATTAAATACTTTTGCATGTCGCTTATCACTGCGCCAGGTGTATGTATTAACACACCACCTAAACTAACAATGGAAATTAATCGAGAATTAAGTTCTAAGACTAGTGCTATTCTACACAACGCGTTAGAAGATGCAAGAGCAATCAAACAAAACTGGAATGAATTGCAAAAATGAATACCACAAAATGGGATAATCGTTTTATGGAAATGGCTCGTGTCATTTCTACTTGGAGTAAAGATCCATCTAGTCAAATTGGTGCAGTTGTAGTTAATGACGAGCGTAGAATTCTTGCTACTGGTTATAATGGCTTTCCAAAAGGTATTGCAGATACCGAAGAACGTCTGAATAATAAAGAAGAAAAATACTCTCGTATTATTCATGCTGAAATGAACGCTCTTATGAACGCGTTGTATTCTGGTGTAAGTCTTAAAGACTCTACGTTGTATGTTTATGGTTTGCCTGTTTGTTCTTCTTGCGCGAAATGTGTTATACAAGCAGGCGTTAAACGAGTCGTAATTCCTACTATAAAGACTAATAAAGCTAATTGGCAAGCAGTTTGGGAACAAGAATCTGCTCCTATGTTTGCAGAGAGCGGTGTACAAATTACAATATTAGGTGTATAATATAACATCGGCTTGTAGAGAAGTCATAAATAACTTTATACTCTCAACTATTATTATGAAAAAGGTGAAATATGTCTAAAAAAATCCTCATTACTGGCATGAATAAGTTGCAATGCGCTAGAGACTTTTATGTTAATCAGCAATTGCAAGTTGTTCCATCGCACTATTCTCTTATTCGCTGTCTTGAAGATATGGGTTACGAGGTTGAACAACGACCAGTAAAACTTGGTGAAGACCTCTCTGGTTATGACGATGTTATCGTTTACATCCACAGCATTCAAGCATTTTGCCAATACATTTGGGCTGGTTTGTACGCTGTTAAAGCAAGACCAGATTGTATCATCGCATTTGACGATTGGCAATTCAATCAAATCTTTGGTGCTATTCAAACATACCAAGAAAAAATGGAAGAAAACGACCCAGGTATTTTCCGTGATTACCTCTTTGATCTTTGGCAGGGTGAAGAAGATAAAGCAACAGTCATGTCTTATAAAGATGACTACATTGAAGCTTGTAAAATTATCACAAGCAAAAACAATCGTCTTCTCGTAAGTGCATTTGCTGGTGGCAATCTTGATTTGCTAGACCTCGGTTGGAAAAAAGAAAATGTATATCAATACAATCCTAATCCTTATCACTTGAATCGTCGTGCTGACAATGGTTATGGAACAGATGTTATTGGTCTTGGTAGCTTCTTTGATTCTGCTCCAGTAAAAGAAAAGAAATGGAACTTTGCTTCTTTGGTACAAGAAAAGACCCGTAAGTGGTTGAAGCTTCAACAACCAGAAGGTTGGCAGTGGCCAATTGTTTACTTTGGTGCTAAACGCGGTAAGTATAAATCAGAACGTAAGACTGAACCAGAAATGGTAAAAGTGTTTGAATCGCAATGGGGTTGCTTGATGCCGGGTTATTTCCATGCTGGTTCAGGTTGGTGGCGCGCTCGTCCTTTGCAAGTTGCAGACGCTGGTTCTATTCTTATTGGTGATAAACCTGAAATGATGGTGTACTATAAAGATGAAGCTCTTGCTAGTCTTAAGGTAGCAGATATTGAAGCAATGAGTGATGAACAACTTGTTGCAACTGCTAAAGCACAACGTGACGCTTTGTATGCTAATCATCCTCTTGACAAAAAGGTTCAACAAGCAGAAATTGCAAAGGTTCTTTCAGCATGAATTACTTAGTAGTAGGTGCTGGCTTTTCCGGCGCAGTTATTGCTCGTGAACTTGCTGAAGCCGGACACAAAGTATGGGTAATAGAATCTCGTGATCATGTTGCTGGTAATGCGTATGATTACATTAATGAATATGGTATTCGAGTACACAAATACGGTCCTCATTTGTTTCATACAAATAATAAGGCAGTGTTCGAGTGGCTTAGCAAGTTCACTAAATGGATTCCGTATAAGCATAAAGTAAAAGCTCAACTAGAAGATGGTAGATTTGCCACTCTTCCAGTTAACCGCGAAACTAAAAATATGGTTGGCGAAGAAAACGTTCTTGATATTTTCTTTAGACCATATACTAAAAAGATGTGGGGCGTAGAACTTGACGAACTAAACCCAGAAATTATTAATAGAGTTCCAATTCGTGATGACAATAACGAATTCTATTTTCCTGATGACGAGTTTCAATACATGCCTACAGACGGTTATACTAAACTAGTTGAAAACATTCTACATCACGAAAACATTACTGTAAAGTTAAACACCAAGTATGAACCAAACTTTGAAAAAAATGTTGCTCACTTTGACCACGTTTTTAACTCTATGCCAATCGATCAATATTTCGATTTTAAGCATGGTCCTCTTCCTTATCGTTCGATAAAGTTTGAAACAATAACGTTGCCAATTGGCAAAGCATTACCAACTGCTACTGTTAACTTCACTCATAATGGTCCAAAGACACGAGTTACTGAGTGGAAGAATATTCCTAATCACGGAGACAATAAATATAACACGACGCTCACGTTTGAACAGCCTTGTGACTATGTCGATAATAACTTTGAACGTTATTACCCAGTAAAAGATCGTGATGGTAAAAACCGTGAGCTATATGAAAAATATAAAAATGAACAGCCGGAGAATATGACCTTTATCGGTCGCTGTGGTTTGTATGCATATTTAGATATGCACCAAGCTATTAATTCGGCATTGTCTACAGTAAGGAAATTTTTGGCATGAATGATATTACCCACGCAAGTATTGTACCACTAATAGGTGGAGAAACAATTGCTTCACATAAAGCTTTTGGAAAACCGCCAATGCATCTTATGTCATATGAAGCTTTTGCTGCTAATGACAAACATATTGTAAACTATTACAAAAACGAAGTTCCCTACTACGTACTAGATAAAGGTATGTCTCCGCCTGCTAATGAACGAGCAGATGTGGTTGCATCCGTATGCCCGTGCGCGGGATTGTCTATGATGTCTCATGGTTATGGCGATGATAATGCAAACAATAAATGGCTAACAGAAACTGCTGGATATATTCTTGGTGACTACAAGCCAAAAGTATTTTGGGGTGAAAACGCTCCAGGATTTGCCGGTAAGATTGGTTCAAAAATTCGTAATGAAATGAAGCAAATTGGTAAAGATAACGGTTACACTATGAGTGTGTATCGTACTAAATCATTGTTGCATGGTGTACCTCAAGTTCGTGAACGATCATTCTATTTCTTCTGGCAAGGAACACGAGTTCCAATCTTTAATTACTTTGAACGTGAATATACACCAATTGAAGAATTGATTCGTAATGTAAAAACTACTTTTCAAACAGAACCAATTTGCAATAAAAAACCTTCCGATAATCCGTATTACAAATATATTCTTGAAGTGATTCATGGTGGCATTAGTCACAAAGAACATGCTGCTGCGATTGATCCTACATCGGCACGCGGAATAGATGCTTTCTCTTATATTGAACGTGCAGGACATACGTATTTGCAAGTAGCAAAATGGATGCAAGAAAACGGATTTGAAAGAGAAGTAGAAAAATGTTTGTACAAGAATGAGAAGCTTGCTGGTGGTGGAAGCATTATGCGCCGCGGTGTTATCATTCCAAAAGATCGTATTGGTGCATTCGTTGGGCATTATCCTATAATGCTTACGCATCCTGACGAAGACAGATTCATTAACTATCGTGAAGCCATGTCAATTATGGGTTTGCCAGAAGACTTTGAATTAGTTGATGCTAATCCTAAAGTAGCTAATCACATATGCCAAAACGTTCCAGTTCAAACTGCAACAGACATGGCATCAGAAGTTCTTGCTGTGTTAAAAGGCGAAAGAATAATGGTTGACACAGACTACATTGTGCAGTATAATGGTACTAAGAAGATGGAATATGAAACAAAGGTTGATACGTTGGAGGCATTTTTCGGATGAGTACACATTTTATTATTGATTTTGAAACAATTGGACAATGCTCTCGCGAGATTCCTGCTATTGATTGTGCTTATATTACGTTTCAATGGGAACGATTTACAGAAAATCCTTACTCCTTTAAAGAGTTAGTGCATAATATGCAGCAAGCTAAGTTTGATATCAAAGATCAAATGATTAATCATGGCTGCAAATATAACCAGCGTGACTTACAATGGTGGTTAGATCAGCCAGCAGAACTAAGAAAAAATCTTAAGCCGTCTGCAGATGATTTAACAGCAAGTCAATTTATGGAAAAGCTAATTGATTATTTGCGAGCTGCTGGTAAAGTAGATTACTGGTGGTCACGATCAAATTCTTTTGATCCAGTTATTCTAGATCGAATAGCACAAAACGCAAACAAAACTTCTTTGCTTGGCGAGCACTTAAAATACTGGGCTGTAAGAGATACTCGCACCTTCATTGATGCAAAATTTGATTTCAATACACCCGGTGGCAATGGATTTGTTCCCGTATCCAATTTACAAAAATGGGAACAAAACTTCAGTAAGCATAATAGTAAACATGATGTTGCAGCAGATATTCTGCGACTACAAACTATTGTAAGAGCAGAAAACGATTTGGAGCAAATTGAAATATGAAAATTCAAACATCAGTTGAAGAAATTAGAAAACATAAAATCTTTGTAGGTACGCCAATGTATGGAGCCCAGTGTACAGGTTCATATACAAAGGCATCTGTAGATTTAGCTACGATGTGTGCAGCAAATGGAATTGGTATTCATTTCTATTATCTGTTTAATGAGAGTTTGATTCAACGAGCTCGTAACTATATTGCAGACGAATTCCTTAGATCAGATTGTACGCATCTTTTGTTTATTGATGCAGACATCGGATTTAATCCTCGTGATGTTCTTGGTTTGCTTGCAGTACAAATCTCAGATCCAGAAAAGTATAACATTGTAACTGGTCTTTATCCTAAGAAAACTATTGCTTGGGAAAAAGTTCAAAAGGCTGCAGCGGCTGGTAAGGGTGACGAAAATCCATTTGATTTAGAACAATACACTGCTGATTATGTTTTTAATCCTGTTAATAGAGTAAGCTCATTTAACATTAGCGAGCCATTAGAAATTGGAGAAGGTGGAACTGGCTTTATGCTTATCCCAAGAGCAACGTTTGAGAAATTTGCAGCAGCTTACCCTGAACTAAGCTACAAACCAGATCATGTTCGTACTGAACAATTTGACGGTAGTCGTGAAATTCACGCCTATTTTGATTGCATTATCGACCCAGAAACTAAACGTTATCTATCAGAAGATTATTTCTTCTGTAAGAAAGCTCGTCAAGCTGGAATGCAAATCTGGACATGCCCGTGGATGCAACTACAGCATATCGGTTCTTATATTTTTAAAGGATCTTTAGCTCATATTGGTAGCCTTGGAATTACAGCAACGGCAGATAACTCAAGCCGAAAGAAAAATTATGGCAAAAAGGATAAATAATATGTTGACATTTGCAGTAAATCGTGTTATAATAGATAAATAAACAGTGAACAAAGGAACCCTATATTATGAAATTTTCTGAACGTACCCTCACAATTCTTAAAAGTTTTTCGAGTATTAATAAATCCATCTTGATGAAAGAAGGTAATATTCTTAAAACTGTCACACCTGAAAAGACGCTAGTAGCAACTGCGAGAATTCCAGACACTATTCCTTCACAGGCATGTGTTTATGATTTGTCTCGCTTTTTGTCCATCTTGAGTCTTTACAAAGATCCAGATGTTGAATTCCATGATCGGTACTTTACTATCGCATCGGGTAAACAGCGCACTAAGTATGTTTATGCCGATATTTCTATGATTCATGCAGCACCAGAAAAAGACATTAAGTTGCCTTCAGAAGATGTTGTTGTAAATGTTTCGTGGGAAGATCTCCAATCTGTTATTAAAGCAGCAGGTGTTCTACAATTTCAGGAAGTTGCTTTCGTAGGCGAAGACGGTAAAATTTACTTGAAGGCTATCGATGGCGGCAATGAAAATTCAGATGATTATGGTGTTGAAATTGGCACTACATCTGATACATTTAAGATTATTGTTAAAACCGATAATCTTAAACTCTTGCCTCAGGACTATAAAGTTACGCTTTGCGCAAAGGGTATCTCTGAGTTTAAGAGTGAAGACGTCACGTATTTCGTGGCAATTGATACTAAGTCGACTTATAAAAAAGGATAAATGAAAATGAGTGATCAAGAACAAAAGCAAGCACCGGTACAAATTACTTTGCAAGACATCGCAACTGTTGTACAAATGATCGACGTTGTTTCACGTCGTGGTGCATTTGAAGGTAATGAGATGGCAGGTTTGGGCATGCTTCGTAATAAGCTTGAAATGTTCCTCCGTCAGAATCAACCGCAAGGTGAAGCAGCACCGCAAGGCGAAATGCCAGCGAATGTTCCACCAAGCGCACCAATGGCAGACAAAGTTAAGAACTGATACTAGGCAGCCACCTAGAACGAACGATGCAGGCTCTCGTTGCTAAACAAACCTGCACTTATTATTATATTATGAAGGTGACTACATGTCTATTGATGCAAAAGCAAATGAAGTATTGTGGGTCGAGAAGTATCGTCCGCAAAAAATTGATGACACAATCCTTCCTGAAAAAACCAAAATCGCTTTTAAAAAATTCGTTGAGGACAAAAGTATCCCCAACTTGTTGCTTACCGGCACAGCAGGTGTAGGTAAAACAACTATCGCAAAAGCCATGCTTGAAGAGTTAGGCTGCGACTATATTGTTAAGAATGGTTCTCTTAATGTTAATATCGATACACTTCGATATGAAATCTCTACATACGCGTCTTCAATGTCTTTGTCCGGCGGCCGTAAATATGTTATCTTTGATGAAGCAGATTATCTAAACGCTACATCAGTTCAACCTGCTTTGCGCAACTTTATTGAAGAATACTCTTCTAACTGCGGTTTTATCTTTACGTGTAACTTTAAAAACCGTATCATTGAACCACTTCGTTCTCGTTTGTCTGAAGTAGACTTCACTATTGAAACATCTCAGCGCCCAAAGATGGCTATGCAGTTTTTCAAACGTGTATGTGCTATCCTTGAAAATCAAAGTGTTGAATATGACAAACCAGTTATTGCAAAAGTTATTGAACGACACTTCCCAGACTTCCGTCGTGTATTGACTGAGCTGCAAACATATGCATCTTCTGGTCGTATTGATGAAGGTATCTTTGTTAATCTTAAACAAGAATCTATGGATGAATTGTTTAAACTTCTTAAAGAAAAGAACTTCACCGGTATGCGTAAGTGGGTTGCTACTAATTCAGATCAGGACATGAATGAAATGTTTCGTCGTATCTATGATATGTCAACCGACAAAGTTCAACTAAAATCTATGCCAGGTTTTGTAGTCACACTTGCAGATTATATGTACAAATCAAACTTTGTTGCTGATCTCGAAGTTAATATGGTTGCATTCTTGACTGAAGTCATGATGGAATCAGAATACAAATAAAGGAAGCATATGTCACTTGATTTTCTACCAATTTTGTTTGGTCTTTACTTGTTAATTTTGGTCGCTTTTATTGTATGGGAATCTTTTGTTATGACTGAATATAAAAAAGATCGTCAACGTAAAGGCCTCACAGATTACTACGACAATCCTATTGAAAAAAATGATCGAGCAGATTAAAAACCTTTTTACAAAAAGCACTGTTGAATGCTTTTATTGCTTTAAAACAGTTGACAAGAAAACTGCTTTTAGTGTAAAATTAAATACTGCAGAAGGCCCGCATACTATTATGGCATGCCCAACTTGCGCCAATGATGTTAATGATGTATTAAAAGCTATTGAGGAAGTAAAAAATGACAGTGCCAATTGAAAGAACAAACGCAGTTGTATGGACACACGATTTTTTAGTAGAACTGCTTGATCCAAAAGTAACACCACGAGTACCAAAACGTATTCGTGATCAAGCTCGTCGTTTGCTAAGACACTATCCATCTAAATTTGAAATGGATGTTATTGCTGATCGTGAAGACCTTACACCGCCAGCTATTGCAATGAAAATATTTGGAAAGGGTTATTCATAATGTCTAAAGATATTAGCCCATTTGATTTCATGAGTGCCGTTTCTGAAACTAAAGAAGATTTAATTGGCAATCACGAAGCACCAGCGCTTGCTGAAAAGCAATACAACGCTTATATTATTAATCGTGGTTTTGCAAACTTCGAAGATACAATTTTGCATGCAAATGAAATGAATCAGCGCGCCCATTTGTTTGACGCTGCGCAATTTGATTATTACAGAGGAGCGCTACGCAAGCGTAAACGTTTTTCTAAATGGCCTAAAGCAGAAAAGAGTGTAGATCTAGACGCGATTCAACACGTGTATTCTTGCAATCGCACTGTTGCAAAGCTATATCTTAAAGCATTATCGAAAGAAGACCTTGTTATTATTCATGAAAAGCTTGTTACAGGCGGAGTTTCAAAATAAAATAAATATGTATTGATGGTCATGGTGGGCATCGTGAACAATAATAACATAAAAAATAAGGTGCTGTCGTTATGCAAAATGAGGACATTTTTAAAGGAGTTGGTGTCGAGGTTTCTCTTCCTTCTCCTGATAGTTTCTTGAAAGTAAAAGAAACACTTACTAGAATTGGCATTTCTTCGAGAAAAGAAAAGAAGTTATATCAAACTTGTCATATTCTACATAAGCAAGGAAGATACGCAATTCTAC